TATCATAACAGGGAAGTCTATGGCAGAGCGTGACGAGCAAATTAAACTTTTTCAATATTTGAAACTGCATCCAATACTAAAAGACCTAGCATTTAGCATTCCCAACGAAGCTAAACGTAGTCCGATTTTAGGGCGCTTGCTGGTGCGTATGGGGTTGCGAGCAGGTGTGCCTGACATCTTTGTACCCTACAGCTCAAATGGCTACCACGGCCTGTTTATCGAGCTCAAGTGGGGAAAGAATAAACCCACACCAGCACAATCGGAATTTATACAAAGATTACTAGAGCAAGGGTATCAAGCGCGTGTATGCTGGGGAGCTGATGAAGCTATAGATTGTATAGTTGAGTATATGAAATAAACCGCCGTGATGGAGAACACAGCGGCGTGCTTGGACGATTACCAGGGAATATCATCATCGAGAAACCCCGGCTCTTTTAAATTACCACGATTCTCTGCTTTTGGGCTACTAGATTTGTCAGATTTTTTTAATACTTTGAATTCATTGACAAGAATTTCCATCAAACTATTCTCTTTTCCATCTTTGTCGGTAAACTTATTTACTTGCAGCTTCCCTTCCACAAGTACCAAACTCCCAACGTCGCCATATTGCTCCATAATTTCAGCAATCTTTTGAAACGCCTTAACGTTAATCCAGGTTGTCTTTTCCTGTTTTACGCCTTCCTTGTCTTTGTATGTCTCACGATGCGCAATTGATAGCTTAGTTAGCTTTGTGCCGTTTGATAAAACTTTTGACTCCTTGAAACCTATAACCCCGATTAAGCTTACTCGATTCATTTTTATTATATCTCAGTAAATTGATTTGTATTGTCAGTCGCTTGATTTCCAATATCGCGTACTGCCTCGGACACTTTGTTTTGTTTATCTTCTTCGTAAGCTGCTTTATCCTCCACGCTAGTATCTTCTGCTTTATTGATATCATTTTTAACCCTTAGTTCCAAGCGCCGAATAAAGTCTTTTGCGTCTGCTTCTGTAAGCTCGTGCAATTCTTTTTTCTTATAGATTTTTTCAATGCCTAATAATATCCGCTCAAAGCTCATGTCCGCAAGCTGCATTAAACTATCAATACGCTCAACCTGTTCTTCTGTAATCATTGCATCTGGTGCTTTAGATGGTTTTACAGCAGACTCTTCAGTCATATCTTCTGGTAACTCATCTTTGTCATAGGTGCCGATAAAAACATCTTGAAACGCCATGCGTAACGCATGTGCTTCAGCAACTTTTTTAATCATAGTCGCCGGCTTGGTTGTCCACAAACTACGTTTTAAGTCATATTCCTTAAGCTCAACATAGGCATACATTGATTTACTTGATGACCTTCGTTTAACTGTACAATAAGCACCTATAATGCAACCTCTGTCAGTTAAATCATACTCATGCTCAACTTCGCCATGATAGACACGGAACTTGTCATTAGAGTAAACGGCATCTGTTTGATGATAATCATACTCAGCTTCACGTTGCGCAACTTTACGATAACCGTCACGAGCAACAATAATTTGCATAGCTGCCGTGCCATTCTTCAAACAATAAATTTCTTTTGTAAATGGGTTTAGATTCATCGAACGACAAGTATTAATAAAGGTTGTAAACTCGGCTTTAGTTAATTGCGCAGGGCATACAGCTCTAATATCATTTAGAACTTGTTCGTTATCCCAATCTAAAACAGGTTTTGTGCTCATCATCTAATCCTTAATCAAAAATGTTCTGTTGCCACGATTATTTGCTTTCCAACTAACTAGTACTTTGCCGTCGTTGTCCACCATGTATTCGCTGTCTTGCATGTAATTTTTAATAATTAACTCTTGCTCAAGACGCTGAAACTTAAGTAAGTTTTCGTTTTGTTTAATTTCAGTGAGCTTTGTAATTGCATCAAGGCTATCTCGATTGTAAACAATAGACTTATCCAATGCAGCTTTGTATAAATACTTCATGTCTTCATTAGCTGCCTCAGGTTGTTCGCCCGATTGCACCATACCCCAGAATTTATGACATGCCTCAAGGATTTCGTCTTCTAGCCATTCGTTGCGCTCATAGACATACTCACGGTAATCCTGACCACCGATTAAAACCGCACAGTAAGCCTTAGGAGCGTTTTTTAGCATACAGTAATACGCTATCTGCAATACATAGCGTTTCGGTATCTCTTGGTCTTTCTGACCCCATTCATGAGCAGTGAATGCATTAGCTGTCTTAATCTCAAGAACGGCATTTTCATCTGGAATAAAACCATCTAAGTTGCCAAGCATGTATTCGTATTTGGGGTGATAAATTGTGTCAGGTTGTTCAACAGTTAAGTTATTGCGTTTAACAAATTCTTCACGCACTATATTCTCAAGCATTGAACCCCAATAGGCTTGCGGGCTTTGTGACTCATCAAATATAAGTTCGCCACGTTTTTCTAGCCAAAGTTGCACAGGTGTTTTAAATGATGAATAGCCCATGATAATGGGAACGTCGCTACCACCAATGCCTTTCCGTCTAGCCGATTTCTGTTTTTCGGTTATCATTTTCGTCTCCTTGTTTTAGTAAAATTAGTTTAACATAAAGCTTGTAAAAGTAAACTGGTTTGTCTATGATAGATGATAAAAAAGGAGTAGAAAATGACATTAGATGAAGTAATGCGGTACTATAAAAGTTACTACGAGCTAGCCAAAGAGCTAAACATTACACCACAAGCGATACAATATTGGCGCAAAAAAAAGCATGTGCCATGGGTGCATCAATTAAACCTCGAAAGACTTAGTGACGGCGTACTTAAAGCTGACGCGGAAAACATGCACAGCATTAAGCGCAATCGTGAAAGGAATAATAATAACAACAACAAGGAGTAATAACTATGATAAAAGCTTTAGCGTGGTCGATGAGACAGCACCCCGACACCATAACAAGTTTAGAAAAGCTAGTGTTAATCGGCTTGTCTGACATGTGCGATGACGAGCAGATAGTACGCGTGTCATTGATAAAACTTTCTAAGTTTGCAGGCATTGATAATGATGTTGTCGAGGAGTGTTTAAACAAATTATCGGCAAAGGGGTTTATTAAATGCCTTGATGATGAAACAGGCTTCGAATGCATGCCATGTTATAAACTGATAATAACCAGATAGATTAAAAGCGTGCTTGAGGGAGATTCAGGCACGCTAAACTGACAAAGGATTTTCTTAAGCTTGTTGTATTTAGAGATTTTAGATGCAAAGTTAGTATAACTAAATTTTTAGTAATATCAATATTTTAGCAAACAAAAAGGATATACTATGTTGTAATAAAAAAGCATCCATGCTTTCCCGACTGCAATCGGGATTGTTTCATACAACTTTTCACAAAAGGAATTATATTATGCTGCATCAATTTTGTCCAGCAATTGCAAAAGAATTTGGCGTTAATACTGCAATCTTTTTACAAAACATGGCGTATTGGACGCATACTAATCTAGCTAACACGCGCAACATACATGACGGTTACTGCTGGACATACAACACCTTAGACGCATTCACAGAACTTTTCCCTTATTTCACAAAAAAAATAGTAAGAAACATTATCGATAAAGCCATTAAAGATGGGCTTATGATTAAAGGCAATTACAACCAAACAAAATATGACAGAACTGTTTGGTACGCTTTGACCCCAAAAGCATATTTATATTTTAATCAGCTTGTAAATCCTAAATACTTAAACCTACTGGGAGAAGCCTTCAAGGCCATATGCCCCACAGGGCACATCGATATGTTCGAAAGGGCACATCGATATGTAGAAAAGGGCACAACTATACCAGATATAAAACCAGATAATAAAACAAATACTACTAGCGTTTCATCCGAAACGCCCGAAGTTGTCACTGAAGTTTTAGATGTTTATCATGAGATAATGTTTGACATGCCAAAGGTTAAACATGTCACCAACAAATTGAGCGCAGCAATAAAGCGATTAAAAAAAGAATGGCCAGACATTAAAGGCGTGCCACTCACTTCTGAGGCATTGGCGAAATACTTTGAAGGCATTAGAGACCTTGCGCCCTGGATGACAAAAGCTTATACAACTAAATCAGGCTACAAAAAAAGAAACAGTCTTATTAATTTAATTCGTATAGACAATATTAAAAGCTTTTACAATGGAGATTATTGTGCAGAATAATCATGAGTTAGAGCGTAAGATTTTAATCTGTTTAACATCAAGCAATGTTGATGACAAAATGAAAGAGCTTTGCTTTCTGCGAGTAAAGCCAGAGTATTTTTACAAGCCAATTCATCGTGAGCTATACATCTATGTTTATAATTGCCATAGCACCAAACAACCTTATGATGTGATTGAGCTTCTTGTGCATTATCGCTTAGATACCGGCATGCACGTGCTTCTGCATAGCTTTATTCAGGATTCAATGCAAAATGTTTATTTGCTCTATGACACTGACATAGACAAGCTTATAAACACTTACACGCTTACAAAAAAAGTTAATGATACTAATGGCCTTTTACAGCGCGTGAGTAAAAACAATGACGAATTAGAGGCGTTACAAGAATTATCAAGCGGTCTTGCTGATATCGTTAACTTTGAGGTTAATCAAAAATCAGGCTTACTTAGCGTGCAAGATGCAGTGTCAGAGCTGATAAACAACCCTAAACAAAATACTAAAATTAAAACAGGCACCAACCTTGATAACTTTATCGGGGGTGGTTTCATGCCAGGCAGTCTCGCGTCTTTTATTGCTCAGCCACGAATGGGTAAAACGTTTTTCAGTATTTATCTTTTTGATGCAATTCTTACAGCTAACCCAGGCACCAGGGGATTGTTTTTTAGTCTTGAAATGCCAATCGAACAAATTATACAGCGCCATACAGCGCTAAAAGGTAATCGCATCTATGAGTGCTTAAGTGACGAACAAAAGCACGATGCCTTTGCTAAACTTATGGCAATGGACTACAAAATCTGTGATGCGTTTACATCGCCCAAATCTACAGATTTAGAATACATTTGCAACTACGCAAGAATTGAGGCAGCACAAAATCCTGTTAGTGTAATTGTTATCGATTACATGACTAAGATTGACACTAGACGCAAGTTTGACCGTGATGACCTTAAGTATAAGTTTATTGCGTCTGAGCTGGCTAACCTGGCTATTGAATTGAAATGCGTGATTATTAATCTAATGCATTCTAATCGAACCCCGGCCGATAGACCGCCAAATGATAGATGTCCACAGCTCACGGATGAGGTGCAGAGTACAGGCGCAGGAACATCAAGTGGGTACTTCTTCGGGATTGACCGACCTGAATTACACGTTAACAGCGATGATTGGCAAAGAGACTATAAAAATCTGTTTGTTTTGGCTTGTCGTAAAAGCAGGTTTTGCCCAGAATTTACATTAGTCACTAATTTCAACGCTGGGCTTTTCGGGAATGTTTTTGGTTATTATTCACTTAAGCAGATGAACAAAAAATCACCTAACGACTACTGATGAACATTAGCTTATTGCAGAGCATGTTGAGACGCTCAACAGTAGCGTCATGCTCTTGCGCTAAAACAACTCGATTTATAAGCGCCATTGCTTCACCAAGTATAAAGGCCATGAGTTCGCCTCTATTCGCAATGACAATTTCAGTTTTTGGTTTGATGGTGGGTACACTCTCAACTTTAGCAATTTTGGGTTTGCTTGAACTTTTGCGCGGCAGTTTACCGGCTTTAATATCTGCTATAGCTTGTTCACAAAGCTTTATTTCTGCTTGCTCAACTTCTTTCAGTCTACGCAATGCGACCATTCTGTGGTATTTTATGCCCATTTTTGCAGCAATTAAAGTTGCTTTTAGTCCCGATTCGGTGACTAGTTTGTCAATTGGTGAGCGGTAGTATTGTTCTGTCATGTGTATATCCCTGTTTATACCCTCTAAAAACGATTTTAAAGGGTGTAGGTTGCAATAAAACCCCAAGGTAGTACAAAGCCCTAGGGTTGGTAATAAAAACTCTGTAACTGCTTTATACTCAAGCGATGCTTTCGATGCTGCGCTTAAAATGGGTTTTCCTGTTTGTCCGTAATTAACCCAGGTTTTTGTAAATTATGTTTTTGTGCTAAATAGTCATGCCCATTGACGTAAATACTATCACCGCACTTTGATACTGATTGTAGATGTACATCACTATCAGCAAGCACTGTTTTAATAAATGCGTCTAAATCTATGCTATACACAAACTCAAGCACGTTTTTTTTGTTGATAATCAAATAGTTCATTGTTTTCCCCTTGTTTTGTTGTAATTAATCGTTTTTACTGCGTAGTTTTAACCAGGCGAAGAATTTATCTTCGTCAATTAGGACTTTTTTACCGTCTTTGATGATTGCACCTGACGCAAACAGACCGTTATCATATTGGTTAAAAATCTTGTAGCGCAAACCGCCATAAGTTAAGTATGGCCAGCGTTCAGCAAATTGTTTAACTGTAAAAAGTTGCATATTATTCATTCCCGCAATGTCTTTTCATTAAAATTAAGTCATCGATGTAAGTATCGAGATGGTCTCGTAGATTGTCGATTGTTTGAGTTGATATCTTATTGTTTTGTTCTATCTCCGTTTTTATTGTATCAACGCAGCCAATAGCGTAGGCGAATTGGATTAAAGCGTTATTTATTAAGTGTTTAGTATCCATATTATTCCTTTGTTGTTATTAAATATCGTAATCATCGGGCGATGGCATGAGTTTAAAGTAACCGTCATCGTCAATTGTGTTTACCCATGTTATTTCTTGCCTGTCAAACCAAGCATCGAAAAGTTTATCGTAAGCTTTCGGGAATTTAAGTAAAACTTCCGATGGGATAAACTCCATGTCCTCGATGAAAATTTGTAAATTAGTAGCGTCTAAGTATTCGTGAAACATATCGTGTATGTCTGTCATATTCATGTTAAGCCCCTACGCTCAAGCAATCTTTTGATGCTGAGCAATTGTTTGTATATATTGTATATGATTGTTATTGATTGTCAAGTGTTAGATAAACTTAACATTATTTGGATTGTTCCACTAATAAACATTTCTTTTGACATTGCATGCTATGTCTTCAAGAAACTCCCAGTTTATGCCAATGCTTGCATCATGGTTTTTTTTAGCAATTTGCAATACTTGAATAGCTTGTTCATCAGTTAAATCAAAACCCAATGTATGGACATCAGCCACGCACCAACGAATCTCAATATAAGTTCCTAATTTCTCATCATGTTTAGTCACCATCTCTCTTCTCCCATGTGGGGCTATGCCCCTTTATATTGTTTTATAATGGTAGGCCGTAGCCCGCAAGATTACACTTTAAAATTGTGATAGTCGTTTGCTGGAACGAACACCATGGCATCAGGGTTAAGAGTTGCGCCATAGAATTCATGAGACCAGTTTAATTCTGTTGCTAACAATTGAGCAGCTAAGGCCATGTTATCTTTGTAATCTAATTCGCTATTGAAGCTAATAGTAAGTGATTGGCCGTTAGGCGTTGAAGCTTTGTAACGTAGCCCTTTTGTGTCTGTTGCTGCTAATGTTTTAACAAGTATTGCGTTCATGATATCTCCTTAATTGTTTTATAATGTTGTCGTTATGTATGCATTATAGTAAAACTAGTTTACTATGTCAACACGTGACAATCAAATATTTAGATATTTTGTAAATATTATTGTTGCGTGTTATCATGAACTAATCGTATAAAGAGTTATCAAGTCAAGATGTGTATGATTTAACTAATGATGTTAACGTTATACACAAACTTATAAACAGATTTTGGGGATAAGATGGCGTATGTAAGATGTGATGCTTGCAGAGGACAAAAGAAAGTTAGAGCGCTAGGGTGCTTAATGAAACGCTGTTTTGAGTGCCAGGGAACAGGATACTTGGAAGTTGAAGAGCAAGAGCAGTTTGAAAGCGATAAACAAGCTGAAGTTAAGCAAGCTGTTGAAGTGAACGAAAATAAAGAAGAAGTAGCGTTGTTAAGCTCAGACGCTGTCTTCAATGCTTCGCAATCCGAATCTACTAAGAAATCAAGATTTAAGAAAAAGGATTAGTCATGCTAAAAAAAGAACTATCGGAGTTTCAACAAGAATTAGCTGATAAAATATGCTCAATTGTTGCTACACATACAGATAGTTTGGAAAAATTAGTCGAAAAGTATGATTTACCGCCAGTTAATACAATTTATGATTGGTTGTGGAAAGATGAAGCATTTTCGGGCAAATACGCAAGAGCTAAGCAAGTACAAGCACAAAGAATGGTTGATGAATTGGATAAAATTGCGTCTGAAAAGTTGTATTATGAAGATGATAAAGGAAATAAACGAGTAGATAGTGGTTATTCGCAATCACAGAGATTGATAGCTGATACTAGGAAATGGATTGCGTGTAAGTTAATTCCGAAAGTTTATGGCGATAAGCAAACTATCGAGCAAACAGTCACAGTTAAACACGAAGATGCACTAAAAGAACTAGAATAATGCAACGAACGACATAGAAGCCCATAGCGGGCTTTTTTTGTTTCTTGAGTAAATGTATTACCTAGTATGAGATAATCGCTTGTAGAGCTTCCTAGGAGGTCGGATATTTGGTTGGTCGGGGATAATAGTTAGCAGACACATCTCGGACAACAATAAAGATATTGTGCTAATAATGATTGATAAGTGTTGACACGTGTTAACGGTAGTTATATAATGTTGTCATTAGATGATAAAGCAATTACAGGAGATGATATGTTAACATTAGCTCAAGTGCTTGGCATGATGTGGTGCGGCGCAATGATTATGATGATTGCTCACGATATAGCAAGCTAGATAAGAATGACATAGAGATGGCAGGGAGATAATCCCTGTTTATTTTTGTGCAATTTGTAGAAATGAGACTGAATGGAAATGTCTGTAGAAAAACGATTGCCCTTTTGAAATTAAAATTTATATTTATAGTACCCCCTATTTTTGCCTAGCTATAATTTTCAAATATCAAAACAATGTTTAATTAAAAAACATCTTACAAAAAATCCCCACCCAAAATTCTACTTGCCCAAAACACTGTTCTTTTTATTATCACCGCCATCATTACTCTAATACGGACAACGATGCGTAGCTTCGAAAGCATAGCTTGAGCAGGATGTACTGCAAAGCTTTGTCCAAGCATACAGTTCGTTCATTCTGGATTATGTATTCGGCTATTCTGGATGTAATTTCGCTTTATTTCTTCAATATCAAGGCAAATAGAATCAAGTACGGCAGTAATTTGCTTAACCGCTTCACAAATCCTGTTTGTCATTTCGTGTTGCTCTGATGTGAAATGCTCTATAGCGCACTTAATCACTTCTTCTGTTCTATCATCCATTGTTTTCCCCTTATTTAGTTTTAAAAAAATCAGCCCGACAAACAGAAACATAACTTTCTTCTCTGCCTATTTGAACTTGGTCGCCTTCGTCAATACGCTTCCCATCAGCGTCTATTCTGATGTTCATCGTGGCTTTCTTACTACAAGAGCAGATGGTTTTAATCTCTATGATTTCATCTGCCAATGATAATAGGTACTTACTACCTTCGAAAGGTTCTCCCATGAAATCAGTGCGCAAACCATAACACAGCACTGGAATATCAAAAGTATCGACAACACCAGCCAAGAAGATAACCTGGCTCTTGGTAAGAAACTGCGACTCATCAACAAAGACACATGACACGCCATCAAACAAACTAGCATCCAAACTGTTTCCATCGTACACAATTGCATCTCTTGTTAACCCTATCCGCGATTCTATTCTTGTTCTTCCGACAACAGCAGGGATGAGCGTGAGTACACGCATCCCCCTTTCCTCATAGTTATGCGCAGCCTGTATAAGACTAGTGCTCTTTCCGGCATTCATAGCGCTATAGTAAAAGTATAATTTCATATTGCCTCATGCGCACAATTAACAAGTTTAATAAGCAAGATAATCAAGTGCGTCATGTTCCGCTTTTCTTAATGCAGCTAACCGCTTAGCTTCTTTACACAACATTAACCAATTAGGTAGCATGGTGTTCATGATTAAAAGTATCTGGCTTAAGTCGTCTGCATCTCTTGTGTTGTATAATTTAGGGTTGGTTTCAGCGGTTATTGTATAAAGATTGTCTATGTGTTTGTAAAACTCATCATACAAGTCATTAATGTTTTTAGTGCTCACGATAAACCCCTGCTTTTTTAGAGGAAAAATACTCCCGACTAAACTTAGACATGTACCCTAAAAATTCACCAGCAACGTTATCTCTTACATCATCATCTGTGTTGTCAAGCAATGTTACAAACATTGAATTAATTAATGCTTCCGCGCATTTAAAAAACACTTCATGACAATCATCTTCTGGAATATGATATTCCACTAAGAACTCTTCAATACACTCAAAGTTTTTTATCATCATAATAGTGACAAATTTTGTCATGTCTTGCCTTAAATCTTCTGTCATATTCACTCCTTTTTATTTAGAATTCAGATAATAACAGACTAACTAAAATATCGCCATGGATGAACGAGAAAGAGCCATAAGACAAAAACTTAAAGATAATTTTCAGCATTTTGCTTCCAAATGTTTAAAAATACGAGCCAAGGATGGAAAAATAGAACCTTTTCAGCTTAATCGCGCACAACTTTACATACATTCCAAATTAGAAGAGCAACGACAAAAAACTGGTAAAGTAAGAGCCGTTATTTTAAAAGGACGACAACAAGGCGTTTCTACTTACATTGGCGCAAGATTTTATCATCAAGTAATACACCGTCACGGTACACAAGCTTTCATACTAACTCATGCCATGGACGCTACACAAAACTTATACAAAATGGCGCAACGTTATTATGAAAATACGCCAGTACTGGTTAAGCCTGAAGTAACCACGTCTAACGCCAAAGAATTAATTTTTGGAAAACTAGACAGCGGTTACAAACTAGGTACCGCAGAAAACCAAGCAACAGGACGTTCAGCAACAATCCAGCTACTACATGGCTCTGAAGCAGCATTCTGGGCGCATGCTAGTGAACATGCAAAAGGTATTTTTCAGGCGGTGCCCAATGCCATTAACACTGAAATTATATTAGAATCCACAGCTAACGGCGTTGGTAATTTTTTTCATCAGATGTGGCAAAAAGCAGAAGCCGGGGAATCGGAATTTATTGCTGTGTTTGTGCCATGGTATTGGCAAGAAGAATATGTATTACCACTACCAGAAGGCTTCCTGATGACCATAGAAGAAGAGCGTTTGGCAGAGCAATACAATCTTACCCCCGAACAAATAATGTGGCGCAGAAATAAAATAGTGGAGTTTAGCGTAAATGGAGCAGACGGTGAACGGTCATTCATGCAAGAGTACCCATGTTGTGCGGCAGAATCTTTCCAATTATCTGGCGAAGATACGTTCATTGACACAGAGCTTGTCATGCAAGCACGCAAATCTAATTACAATGACTATGTTGGCCCTTTGCTCATTGGGGTTGACCCAGCTCGTTTTGGCTCTGATAGGACAGCTATTATCCGCAGGCGTGGACGCATTGCGTACAAGCTTGAAACCCACGTTAAAAAAGACACCATGGAAATCACAGGAATGGTTCATCGTATTATCATGGAAGAACGCCCGGCAAAAGTATTTGTAGACGTAGGCGGCTTAGGTGCTGGTATTGTTGACCGTTTGAAGGAATTAGGTCACGATAGTATTGTAGTAGGCGTTAACGCTGGAAGTTCACCATTAAACCAATACAAGTATAACAATAAGCGCGCTGAAATGTGGGCAGAGCTTAAAGCCTGGTTAATGGATGGTCCGGTCAAAATACCAGATAGCGATGAATTACATAGTGACTTATGTGGTGTGCGATATCGCATAGACAGCAACTCTCGTTTAGTCATGGAGAAAAAAGAAGACATGAAAAAACGCGGCGTACGCTCAAGTGATTGTGCGGACAGCATATGCTTAACATTCGCACAGCCTGTAAGCGCAATAATAAATTTTACACAATCTAAACAAATTGCTGGTACAATTTTAAGAACGCAAATGGCACAAATAGAAGCACGAGGAATAATCTATGGCTCAGGTGAATAAAACCGCTCATGAGAACTTAGAGCGTATCAAGGATGATATTGGTATGGCTTATAAGTACTTTGAAAAAAACTACAAGCGTTACCACGAATTCCGTAAATACATCTTTAAGGAATCAATTAACGAGCAAAAACGCTCTGCTATGATTCAGCTACAAAGACCAGTACTAGAATTTAACATTCTGGAAGCTTATATATCAAGATTACTTGGTGAGTTTGCTCAAAATGAGCCTAGCATCACTGTTTCACCTGCTGAAGGCGTGCAAATACCCTCAGAAGTACTCAAGATTACTGAAGACCATATTCGCCACGTAACTTATACAGCCAACAAAGACTCATTTTCTTGGGATACTTACAAAGATTTATTATCTGGTGGGTTTAGTGTTGCTAAAGTATGGACTGATTACTCTAGTCCTATGAGCTTTCATCAGCAAATTTATTTAAGTCGCGTATTTGACCCAACGCTTTGTGGATTTGACCCGGCAGCACGTACACCACACAAAGGCGATGGGCAATACTGTTTTGAGCTTTTCCCGATGACCGTTAAAGATTTTGAACGCGATTATCCAGACGCTGATTTAAAGGGCGTAGATTTTGCTAGAAGCATTGAAGGTTTTAACTGGTCATACGCAAACGTGGAAGACAAAAAAATTATTTTAGTCTGTGATTACTTTGAAAAACGCAAATACAAACGAAGAATTGTGCAATTAGCTGACGGTAGAACCATGACCATGAAAGATTATGAGCGCATGGCGGAGCACTGGCAGGAGCAAGGTTACATTGAGCAGCTACCGGTTGTTGTTGGCAAACCCCGATGGACAATGCTAGAGAAGATAGTTCGTTATCGCTTAATTGAAAACCAAGTGCTGGAGTTTGAAGAAACCGATTACACTTATTTGCCGTACGTTTTTTTTGATGGGCATTCTATTGTGTTAACCGAAGGTACATCGAACAACACCTTCCAGATGACAAGACCTTATGTTTATCACGCTAAAGGCATTCAAGATTTAAAAAACTTTGCCGGTATTTCATTGGCAAACTTCTTGGAAAACCAAATACAGCACAAATTTATTATCAAAAAAGAAGCTATACCTCAAGAAAAAGACTACATTGAAGCATTAAACAACGTGCAGCGTGCTAATACCGTTGTCGTAAATGCCTATAGTGAAAACGACCCGAACAAACCAATCCCAGACCCAATTAGAGAAGTGGTTAACGTTGGTGCTCCACCAGAAATCATGGGCGCATTCCAGGTGACTGACCCGACCACACAAACTATTCTAGGCTCGTATGCGTCAAATGTTGGTAAAGATGAAACTAGGATTTCAGGGAAAGCGGTAATTGAATCCGCTACGCAAGGGAATGCCGCTGCTATGCCTTACATCGTAGGGTATCTGCAAGGCTTAACGCAAGTAGGCAACATCATTGTTGATTTGATACCTAAATACCTGGTAGGTAAGCGCACACTACCTTTAGTAGATAGCGCTGGCGAACAGTATTATCAGGACGTTAACATGGAAGGCCAGCCAGTACTTAACTATGGCGACAGGTCTGTTAAAGTAAACATTGAAGCTGGCGTAAACTTCCAAGTACAGAAAAACCGTGCCTTAGAGCAAATTATTGCATTAATGAATGCATCGCCACAGTTCGGGCAATTTATTAATAGTCCATCGGGCTTAAAGATTCTTATTAGCAACCTAACCATCTATGGCGCAGATAGACTTCAAGAAGCTGTAGAGCCGTTCTTACAAGAGCAGGCCCAGCAACAGCAACAAGCCATGCAAATGCAGCAACAAGCTATGATGCAAAACCCACAAATGATACGCGCACAAGCTGAGATGATGAAAGTGCAAACACAAGCCCAACAAAATCAAATTGAAAATCAGTTTGAAATTGCGCGCTTAAGCACTGAAAAAGAACTTGCCGATGCAAAAATACTTGAAGCTGAAGCAAAAGTGTCGCAAGCTCAAATAGACAGTGCAGTACGTCTTGAGGAGTCGCAAACCAGTCTTGAGGTGCATGCATTAGAGTCAGCGGCTAAAATGGCTGAGGTCAATCAGCGCGCACAAGCGCATGACATAGATATACAAAAAGGCATGAAAGAGTTAGTCGGAGAGCAAAGTGCACAGTCTTCTGAATAAAATACTGCAAGGAATGTATGGTTATGGGGTAAATCCAATTGTTCCTGAAAGAGGTTTTCCTGGAATGGTTAAGCCTGGAAATATTGATATTTATAATCGCCCTTTAGTAAAAAACCCAAAAGGTGGCACGAGCACTGCTTATTCTATGGGTGTTAATTTAGATGGTAATGAATATTTGATACCTAGAGTAACTGATGACGGCAAAATATTATCAGAAAGAGAAGCTGTAGCGCATTTTAAAAAAACTGGAAAGCATTTTGGGATATTTGAAAGCCCAGAAGCATCAACGCAGCATGCCAAGTACTTACACAATCAACAAAAATCTTTTTATAACCTATAAGGACATAAAATGAGCAAATATAAAATCACTGAACACCATATTACACAGCCTGGCGGCGTAGAAAAAATGAAACGCGATGGTTACACTCGAAGTGAAATTATGCAAACCATGTATAAAGTTACAAGCGGCGCATCTAAGGACGAGAGAAACAAAATTGTTTCTGACTTATTCAGGAAAGATTGATGAAGACGTTGCTCAAGGACGAAAGCGGTTCTGACATTGTATTGCCGCGCGTAACAGACGTGCAGCCTGTTGCTAACTGGTGGATATGGAAACCAAATGGCATGTTTGAGCGCGCTATAGCGCTTGTAATATTTGATTATTTTGAGCCTGAAATGGAAGTTATTGAGCAATCTACCGCCCTAATGGGTGTTTCTGATTTGGGCCTTGCATCAATGGTTGAAATTTTAAGCGAAGAGCGTAATTATATATATTCTGAAACTTACCCTGGAAGCTAATCATGAAAAAGAAAGCACCTGCAAAATCAGTAAAACATATGGATGTGGCACAAGACAAAAAACTTATTTCTAAGATGATTAAAAAATCTGAAAAGAAAGATGTCAAAGAAGATAAATCCATGATGAAAAAAATGATGAAGGGGAAATGCAAATGAAACAAGTAAAAAAAGAAATAAAAAAAGGCATGCTTGTAAAAGGCAAAGCAGCCGCCACCCCTAAAGGTATGTCTCATAATGTTAAAGTTATGGAAAAGGCCGGTTATTCCAAAAAAAGAGCAATCGGAGCAAGTTATGGCGAAGTTGGCATGGAAAAGAAAGCCCGCAAGGACGAATCTAAAGCAATGAAAGCCAAAGGAAAAAAATCATGCCGCTGAAATCAGGTAAAAGCCGCAAAGTTGTATCTGAAAATATAAAGACAGAAATAAAAAGCGGCAAGCCGAAAAATCAAGCGATTGCCATAGCCTTGTCTGAAGCAGGCTTATCTAAAAAGAAAAAGAAATAACATTCGCTGTTCGAGGTTCGCGAATCACGAACAGTAGATGTTTCAAGTGAAACATTCGCAAGTGCTTGACACAAAATGTTTCTATAGTGAATAATTAGCTTATTACGTTCCCAAACGACAACTTGGGCGCTACTATACAGCGTAAAGTATTGGATTACGGTGACACCGACAGAAGTCAAAAAACGAGGGTTTTATGGAAGAAGTAAAAGATATTGTTGAAAATAATCCTGAAGTACAAGAGCAAGTATCTGCTCCTGTTGACGATGTTCAAGCACCTAGATTTAATCAAATACAGATGAATGATGTTGTCAAAAGGGAACGAGAACGAGCTTATGAAAAAGGAAGATTAGCAGCTATGCAAGAATTACAAGCGCAACAACAGCAACAGCAGCAACCACAAGGGCAAAGTCTTGGAGGTATGCAGCAGTTTAGCCAAGAAGATATTGAGCGCATGATTCAAGAAAAAGCTACTCAGGCAACACAAGAACACATCCAATCACAATTAGCAGAACTAAAGCAACAGCAGATGGTTAATAGCTTTGTGCAAAAGATGGAAGTTGCCGAGCAACAATATCCAGGGTTAGAACAAGAGCTTAACCAATTGAATTATAACGACCCAAGAATTCATGCGTTTATCGGCATGGTAAATGACTTTGAAAATACTGGCGAAATAATGAAAGAGGTTTTGGATAATCCATACAAGTTGTCACAGATTTTGTCTGATATCCAATCACAGCCTTATCTTGCACAAAAAAACTTGCAGAAGTTATCAGCAAGCATTAAGCAGAATCAGCAGGCAAAAGCTGAAGAAGCACAAGCAAGAGACCCATACTCCCAACTAAAACCTTCGACAAGTGCCGGAATGGATAACGGTAGTATGTCGGTGTCTGATTTTAGAAAGATGTTCAAAGGCTAACCGTCTAACGTTGTCCTTTCCGGTTGAAAGATGATTCATTATTTTAACCGGAGAGTGCAATTATGCCAGCTACACCAGTCAACGTACTTCAAACAGTACAAACCTATCAAAAAGCAGAGCTTGCTTGGTTATTAAATAGCTTCGTAGGTATTTCTTTAGCTAACAAAAAGTTTAAAGACTTTAACAAAACAGCACCAAGTAACTTAGGTGACACTGTAACCTTCGATACAACCCCACGATTTATTTCTTATCCTGGTCTTATTATCACTCAACAGCCTTCTGTTCAACGCGTGCAATCATTAATTTGCTCACAAGCTGCTAACGTGTCACAAGGGTATACCGACCAGCAATTTATTTTCAATGTAGAAACATACATGGACCGCTTTGGTATGGCTGCAATGAAAGAGCTAGGAACAAACGTTGAGTCTGACATTCTTAAAAACTTTGTGTCAGGCGTAACTGTAAACGACCCACAATCTGCTAATTTAGGCGTAACCCAGTACAAGTCTGGTCCTTTCCGTTTCTATGGCGATGGAATTACCCCAATTAACAGCTTTACACAATTGGCGCAATCTGTTGCTAACTTCCAAGATTTTGGTGCAGCTACACATAAAATGTGCGCTATTCTGCCAGTTGCTAACATTCCAGCAATCGTAGGTAGCGGTTTAAACCAATTCGCTATGGACAGAAACAATGACTTAGCTACTAGCTGGACTTTAGGTAAATTTGCTGGCGCTGATTGGTATGAGTCAAACCTATTACCAGTTCACGTATCAGGAAGCATTGCTGAAGCTGCTGCACCTGCTAATGTCATGACTGTAGTATCAGTAAATGACCCTACTGGCGCAAACATTACTAGCATTACTTTTAGTGTTGATGCTTCTGTTGGTAACGATGCTAACGCTGTTAAAGCTGGAGATTTGTTCCAGTTTAATGATGGCGTTTCTGGAAAACCAAATTTAAGATTCTTGACTTTTATTGGTCATCAACCTTGCCAGCAGCCAGTTCAGTTCCGTGCAATTGCTGATGCTGCAAGTTCTGGTAACAGTGTTACTGTGCAATTACAAACCATCAATGATGTTGGTTTAGTATCTGCTGGCAACCAAAACCAAAACTTAAACGTAGCAATCCAAGCTGGCATGACTGTTACTCCAGTGCCAAGTCATAGAGCAGGTATCTTGATGTCTGGCGACCAGTTCTACTTAGCTATGCCACGTCTACCAGATGAGTCTCCATACACCACCGTAAGCACTGTTGACCCAGATTCTGGCGCATCTATTCGCCATTACTTTGGTTCTCAGTTCGGTTTAAACAATCGCGCTTACGTTCGTGACGTGATTTACGGCTCAACCTTGGTTGCTGAAAACTCATTACGTTACGCATTTCCATTATAAGCTTAGGGCGGCATTAGCCGCTCACCTTAACTTAAGAGGATAATATTATGACTGTTTACAAATCATTTAATCAGGCGCTCTTCCCTTACGCTTACGGCCTAGGCTTGAGTAACAATGCTACAACCCCTAACACAAAGTTAGATGTAGCTGTTGGAAGTATTTTAGATTCTACTAAAACTTTCCAAATTAACTTAGACGAAAGTGTTACTATTAATGCCGCTGTTAACGGCTTAAATGGCTTAGACACAGGCTCTTTAGCAGCTAGTTCTTTATACTACGTGTATTTAGTTTCTAGCCCAACAGGTGCCGGCGTAGTTGGCGCAATGATTTCTTTATCAGCTACCCCATACTTACCTTATGGTTACAGCGCCTATGCTTTGATTGGTTATGTTGCTACAGGCGCAGGCTCTACATTCCTGAAAGGTTACTGGACTGACGACAAGTCAAGCTGGCGCACCTTTATGTATGACGCACCTCAAGCTACTGCAATCACTGCTGGTAATGCAACTTCTTACACTGCAATTGATTTAAGTGCTTTTGTTCCTGCCGTTGCGAGCACCCCTGTGTTTATTGATTCAGCGTTGACACCTGCTGCTGCAAGTCAAACCTTGAAATTACAGCCAGCAGGCGGAACAGGCGATGCGGTAACAATTACCGGTCAGGTTGCTGCTGTGGTCGTTTCTAGCCAAAGCTTGGTAATAGCACAATTAGCTTCTGGTGACCCAAAAGTTAGCTACAAAGTAAGTAACGGAGCTGCCGCTGCTGCTATCAATGTTGGCGGCTACCAATTTGCTATCTAATTAAAAGGGGACAGATATTATGGCTTACACAGCACGGATGTTGATTACTAGGGCGTACTATCTGTCTCAAATAGTTAGTCGGCAATTACAAACAGTTTCAGGAGAACAAATCGACGATGGTTTGTTCTTACTGAACGCTTTATTGCAATTTAAAAGTACTGATTTAAGAGAAATACCATACTTCAAACGTGACTCGCTAACACTTCAAGCAGGCGTTGAGGAGTACTTTATCGAAAACTTACTTTATGTGGATGCCATGACATA